ATAACCTTTAGTGCCAACAGAAGAAGTAAGGGTAGGGCTATTAGTGTTTGCATCCCATGTTCCTTGGTAGCTAAGTGCGCCCAATACTGCGGCAGGAAGTTCAGAAACAGGTACTTTACCGCCTGCATCTAAGGTGGCCACACCATTGGCTGCGCCTGCATCCTTGGTAGAAGCCGTGCCTAAACCTGTAATGTCCGTATTTGGAATGGTGGCTGCTGCCGTCATGGCCGTAGTGCCAGTACCCTTGACATAGCCTGTCAAAGTCGTAGCACCTGTACCGCCATTAGGTACGCCTAGCGTTCCCGTAATGTTAGATGCAGGGATGGTTACACCGCTAATTGTGCCGCCTGTAATGGCTACGGCATTGGCATTTTGTTCTGCCATTGTGCCTAAACCAGTTAATTGGTGGTCGGCATTCCAATCTGACGGTTCTACAAGTGTGTCATCCCCAGCATCAGGTACGGTTGAAACCTTTAAATGCTTGACTGTTATAGGCATTACTGTACCCCGATAATCTTACCGTCTTGACCCCGAACTACCTGCTTCGGCCTATTGTGGTTTTCGTTAATGGTGTTTACCAAATCGCCTAATGCTAGGGTCATTTGCTGGTTACTCATGGCAATAGCATCGGCAATAGGCTGCATAGGATGTTTCATAGAATCAGCCATATCCATTTCAGTCATGTAAGCCTGTGCGCCATCAGAATCGTCTGAACCAATACGGGCTACTTCAATCTTTGCCCCGTTGTTTATGTGGGCAAGCAAGACCTGTGTATTGCGCTCGGTGTGCATCTTCATCTGAGCAACCTTAATCTCCATTTCCCGATCCATCGCATTGCGCTGTTCTTCCAGTTGGAATTTAAGCTGATTCTCTTGCGCTTGGTACTCTTGTTTAGCCTTTTCGAGTTCCATTTGCATTTGCATCTTTTGTTGATCCATCTGCATTTGCATCTGCATTTCAGCTTGTTTAGCCTGAATCTTGGCTTGCTCAATCTGCATAGTCAGTTGCATTTTCTGCTGTTCAGGGCTTGGCGGCTTGGGTTGGCCTTCCATTTGCTGTGCTTGTTGACGGAACTTATCTGCTGTTTCGTCAATTAGCCCTTCTAATCCTTTGCCAGCCTTAAATGCGGTTACGCCAAACTTAAGCATTTCCATCATCATTGGAGTGATCTCAGGCGTAGCTTGTGCAGCAGGAATAGCTTGGCTCAAGAACCCACCCATTGCTTGCAAGAATTCCATGCGGTCTGCTTTTTCTTGCTGCTCATCCTGATAAATCATGGAATCCGTAGTTACTTCAATACGAAAGTTTTTAGCTGGTTCGTCTTTCAGAAGTTGCAACGCTTGTGGGATAAGTGCTTGATCTTGTGGGGATAATTGCATTGCACCGCTAATCTTAACGATGGTGTCATCGGTAAAATGCTGGCAAATAATCTGTGCTTTGATCTGCAATAAGGCGGTAGCAAAGTTCACTACATCGTGCTGCATGGTCTTTAAACGACCTGAAGCATTGTTCGACTTGATAATCTGTGCGCCAAGGGTTTCGTTCGGATCGGTCTGACCACGCTGAATATCAGCAATGCCCATGATCTCGTAGATTTGACCTTTGACTTGATCCATAGCCGTATAAGCCATCTGCAAGCCTTCGGCAATAGGTCGAATGTCTACAAGGTTAATAGCCCCTGTAAGTCCACCTTTTTCGCTAAATGCACCATAGTTCTTAACTGGCAGCAATGCGTTGTTCTCGCCTTCGGTAAACAAACGAGCAAGGCTTGGCTCTGCCGCATCGTAAACACCCCGTACTTTAAGGGCTTGAATGAAGCCATCAATACGGTCTGCAAGCGTGTCTAACTGTCTTGCTTGGTCTTGGTACAACACATAGTCAGGAACAGGGATTAGGCTGTCTGTCGTAAGGGTAGAAAACATGGGTTTTGGGCAAGGCCAAAAGTTCTCTAGCTGCAACGGATCGTCACGGGTATCAAGAATCTTGCCCATTGACTTGGATAACCAAAGCACTTGACCTGTGGTTTTATCCCAAATTTCATAAATCAGGGCTTCCCGTGAACCTTCGCCCATCTTTTCATTGAATGACTTGGATGTTTCAGGCTTAGTATCAAGTGGAATCCTGCCGCCTAGTTCTTCGCCAAAGCGTTCTACAAGGGCAGGGCGTTCCATGTAGACTTTACGCCATACCGCAGTTACTTCTTCCCAAGTACGGGCAACGGTAAGTCCAAAGTCACGCCAGTAAACATAATCTACGGGAGCGCACTCATACTCGATACGCTCTTGATCTTCACGGTAAATGCCGCCTTCGGTTTCTGCTTCGTCTGTATCTTCTGTTACTTGAAAGCCATCTTCAGGTGCGCCTTCACCCATACCAGCCTGTTGGCCAGTAATGTGTGGTTCATACCGTACCCATGCTGTACCACGCCCACCAAGTAAACGGTCTTGAACCGCTTGCTTCATTGCGCTGGCATAGTCACCATAATGCTCAATTTCGTATTCTAATGCCCGTTCTAGCATCATTGACGCTACACGACCAATTGGGTCGTTATCACGGAATCTACGGCTTACATCAGGTCTTGGTAGTCTTGCAAATACCGCTGGAGTAATGGTTTGTACATTGCTCCACAAGATATTGAACTTAGCGTTTGGATTGTTGCGGCTGCGTTGTTCGTCACGGTAACGCTTGACGATCTTATCGGCTCTGCCTTCCCATTCCTTGAATGTACGCTCGTATTGAGCGATGCAGTTATACCAATCTTCGTATGTATGATCCATGTTTATTCCTAGGTAAAGTTACCTACTGCTATAACTTCTGCACCTGCGCCAGTAGTTACTTTCCAAGCACCATTTTTAGAAAAAGTATTTATTTCAATGGAATAAACACCGATTGCAGTATTGGCGGCTACTAATACATGGGATGTAGTATTGTCTAACAGGCTTACAGTAGAAGTAGCTGTAGCAGATACTGTAATAACTAAACGATGTAAATAATCGCCAATTGCGCCAGTTGTGCCTAATACATGACCTGTTTGTGAAGCTGCTACATGCTCGTAGGGTAATGCGTAGGTTGCGGCTGCTGTTGTCATTTAAATTCTCCTGTTAATTACTTTGGGGGTTTGTTTCCACAATTCATCAAGCGTTACATCCGTTTGCCCGACATGAAGGCCTTTAACTCTTGAATCCGACAAGATAGGGCTGTCCTCATCTTTCCAAACAATTGAAAGATACCGCATTGCATCGCTAGAATGCGATGTCCAATCGTGCTTCGGGCGATCTCTAAATACTTTTTTATCATCATCCCATTCTCTTTGGTATTGACGCAAACATTCGATTAATTCTTCACATCTATTATCAAACCAAGTGCGAGTTAATGCAAGTCGTGTTGCTTGTATTCCGTCTTGAATTGACAGATTTGGTACGATTTTTAGATGTTTTATGTCAATTTTTGCAGATATTTGTTCGATTATGCTCTTTCCACCACTAGCTAGTGTTTTTGCCCTAGCGTCATGAGGTAGCCAATGAGTGCCATATTTGTACCCAAACTCATCTTCTTTTTGGGCAAGTAAACCTGTGTAATACGAAATTGGTTGACCATTGCTGGAATGGTGATCCAGTATTCGTATCTCACCGTAAACGCATTGCCACCAAATAATTGCCGTGGAATCGTTGTACCCCAAATCCCAAACCGTATGGCAAGGGAACATAGGGTCATAGTCTATGGTAGTAATGCGCTCTAAGTCCGTGATTCTACGCATCTCCTGCCCATAAAACGCCCCAACTATGGCAGCTTCAAAGCTACATAAAAACTCTTGTTCGTACTGATTCTCTGACATTGTGGCTTTGGCATCCAGTAATTCAGCATCAGGCAGTAATCCTGACTGGTCTGCCCTTAATGTCTTGACATACCAATTAGGGTTCTTTTGGGCTTCGTTGTATATGTCGTAGAAGGCGTTATGGCCTTTAGGCGTTCCAATAAAGGTAGCCCAGCCCTGTCTATCTGTAAGCAATGGGCGCACAATCTCGCCCCAAAGACGGGGTTTCATATCAGCGTATTCGTCAAGCACTACGCCATCAAGGTACAAACCCCGTAAGGCATCAGGATTATCAGCACCAAATAGCCTGATCTTAGCCCCATTAACTAATTCTACCCATAACTCAGATTGATTGGCTTTAACTAT